AGATGATGTGAAAACTGGTAAGGAAGAAGTCATCCCCCTGGATGAGGATTTCTTCGATAGACTAAAAGACCTTGTAAAAGACGTAGAGTTGAATGATGAATGATGAACATTATGGGTGGGTGATCAATACTCACTATGATTGGTTGAATATGCTCATGAAAATGGAAAAACATAAACCTCATAGGTTTGAGGAATTTCAGTACTCAAAGAATACCATCTATCATTACTTGGATAGACTTCAGCATGAACAGAATCTTCATGATTGAACCTTTTCTTGTAGGAGCGATAGCTCTCTCAATAGGAACAATAAGAGGAGCAATATCTCTCTCATTGACAAGAGATAAATAAAGCAGTATCATGTGATGTGATACCTACTTCATCAATATTTGATCTATTTTTATGGCAAAAGGATTTACTGTAAAAGCAAAAAAACCTCCTGAACCAGAAGAACAATCACTCTTTGATATTCAAGAGTGCCTAGAACGCATTAGAGGAAAGAAAATTGTGTTCTGTCTTCCTGGACGTGGTGTTTCATATATCTTCCTCAAGAATTTCGTGCAACTGTGCTTTGATTTAGTACAAGCAGGTGCAAGTATTCATATTTCTCAAGATTATTCTTCCATGGTGAACTTTGCACGTTGTAAAGTTCTAGGTGCTAATGTTCTTAAAGGACCTGATCAGGTGCCCTGGCAAGGTAATCTAGAGTATGATTACCAACTTTGGATAGATAGTGACATTGTATTCAATACGGATGCCTTCTGGGCAATTTTCGCAATGGATAAGGACATTGCTGCTGGTTGGTATGCCACAGAAGATGGTAGAACCACCTCAGTTGCACATTGGTTAGATGAATCAGACTTCAAAAACAATGGTGGCGTCATGAATCATGAAATGGTTGATACCATTTCCAACAGAAAGAAACCATTTACTGTAGACTATACTGGTTTTGGTTGGGTTCTGATCAAAAAAGGTGTATTTGAGCATCCAGAAATGAAGTATCCTTGGTTTGCACCTCAGATGCAAGTCTTTGAGTCTGGTGAAGTACAAGATATGTGTGGGGAAGATGTATCATTCTGTCTTGATGCAGTCAGAAAGTGTGGTTTTGAGATTTGGTGTCATCCACAAGTACGTGTAGGACATGAAAAAACAAGAATCATCTGATCTTTATGACATTTATTGTGAGGGAAGGAAAATTTATACTTCCCTCACTGAGGAAGAAATGTTCGATACAATGGATGATCTGTCTCAACAGTATTATGAGACAGGGGTTCCCAAACCAGAGGACCTTATGATAGAATTGGTAAGAAGTTTAGAGGCATAACTCATGGCAAAGCGTCCATCACTGACTAACAAAGTGGTCATTGAGCACAAACCCAAGAAGACTCGTCAAGGTCGTTCACAGCACACCATTCTCTCTGCCACCTCTCGTAATGGCAGGAAGAAGCGTTACAGAGGTCAAGGTCATTGATGTGTTATTAATAGATTATTATATTGAAAAAAGTCCAATTCATGGATTTGGTGTATTTGCCTCAAAATTAATTGCAAAAGGAACTAAAGTATGGGAATTTACACCTGGCCTTGATAGAGAATGGACTCAAGAAGAGTTTAAAACTCTACCAAACAAAGCACAAGAATATATACTACATTATGGATGGTTAGATCCACTCACAAATATGCATCGATTTCCTTTTGATCATGATCGATTTATTAATTGGAGTCATAATCCAAATGTTGGTGGTACAAGTGATGAAATTTTTGCACTAAAAGACATTCAAGAAGGTGAAGAATTAACTTTTCCATTTGAAGAAGATGCTCTATCAAAGATAAACTAGGTCAAAATGATTCAGTTAAACCCACAAATCCCAGTTTTGACTCCAAAAGGGTCAGGTTGGGCATTTTTTTTAATTGATAGATCTCAAGAACATGACCTTGAGTGGGTAGTTTTCCTAGATAATGGTGGATACTGTTGGACCTTTAAGAACTCAGACATAAGAATTCAGAAAAATTTAACTTTTCATAGGGATAAAATTGATGATTTCGGGATAGAAACCCCGTAAAAAGTTCTAATTCACTTTGAATTAGGAAAAATGTCCAACTTACCAGTAGATAGAGACCAAAATTACATGTACAGCATGTGGGGGACTACAAAATTAGTCACTGATTATGGTCAACCACATAAAATCCTTAAAGAAATTGCCCATGAAGAGGTTCATACTGACCATTATCTAAAAGAACAGGCAGAAATGCATGAGAAAATTAGAAATGATGAAGATTATGATGATTGGGAGTATGGAACTGAGCCAACATATGGTAAACCACAATAAATAAAAGTAACTATTCTAGTAATGTCAAGTGCCTTTAGAGAATATATCAAAAGGTTTTAAGGATATTAGTTTGTCTTTTTTAAGACATCCAGTAACCAACGACATTGCAGTGATCAAAAATGAAGATGCCATCAAAAAGGCAGTTGTGAATTTGGTTAGAACTAAACTTGGCGAGAGGTTTTTTAACTCTTTACTTGGTTCTGATGTAGAAAGTTATCTCTTCGAATTAGCAGATAGTGGAGTGGTTGATCCATTGAAAGATGAGATCACCACTCTTTTAAATAACTTTGAACCAAGAATCACCACTAGAAAAGTTGATGTTGATATTCCACAAGATAGTAATGAGTTAATTGTAACAATTTACTTTGATATTATAGGAATTGCACCAACGCAGATCGTAACCTTCATATTACAACCCACTAGGTACTAATGGCATTTACAGAGTTTACCAACTTAGATTTTGATCAAGTAAAAACTTCCATTAAGGATTACCTTAGGGCGAACTCCACATTTACTGATTTTGACTTTGAAGGTTCCAACTTTTCTGTCCTGATTGATATTCTTGCATATAACACTTATATTACTGCCTATAACACCAACATGGTGGCAAATGAGGCATTCATTGATAGTGCAACAATCAGAGAGAATGTAGTATCTGCAGCAAGAAACATTGGTTATATACCCCTCTCTAGAAGGGCAGCGAAGGCAGATGTTTCCTTTGTGGTGTCTGGTATTAGCACAAGCATTAAAACAGCAACCCTGAGGTCAGGACTGGTCTGTACAGGGGATCTAGATAACACAACATACATCTTTTCAACACCAGAAGATGTAACAGTTGGCGTAACTAATGGTGAAGCAACATTTAATAATGTAGAAATCTATGAAGGAACATATTTAACAAGAACATTTACTGTAGATACATCACAACCTAATCAAAAGTTTATTATTCCAAACCCATATGTAGATACTTCTACAATTAGAGTCAATGTAACTAATGGACCAAATGATACTACAAAAGATGAATATGTTGCAGTAGACAATATTGTAGGAATTAACTCAGAATCTCAGATCTTTTTGATTCAAGAGGTCTCAGATGAAAAATATGAACTTTTCTTTGGAGATGGTGTTTTTGGAAAACAACTCAGCAATGGCGATCAAATCAATACCTCATACATTGTAACCAATGGATCCAATGGCAATGGAGCATCCAACTTTACATTCTCAGGTGAAGTTGTAGGTAATGATAACTCATCTTTAAGTGCAAAGGTTGGAATAGTAGTTACTAATCTTCCATCATCTAATGGAGATGATATTCAATCTTTAGAGTCAATTAGATATTATGCCCCAAGATTGTATTCATCACAATACAGAGCAGTAACTGCCAATGATTATGAAGCACTACTGCCATCAGTTTACCCAAATATTGAGTCAGTCACTGCATATGGTGGCGAAGAACTTGATCCACCACAATATGGTAAAGTATTCCTAGCAGTAAAACCAAAAAATTCAGATTATCTTTCAGAAGCAACAAAGGAAAGAATTCTAGAAGATCTTAAGAAGTACACAATTGCAGGCATCAAACCAGAGTTTGTAGATATTAATGTCCTTTACGTGGAACTTGATTCTACATTCTATTACAATTCTAATTTTATTGGATCAGTAGATAACTTAAAAACTCAAGTTATTACTGCAATGGATAAATTTGCATTATCACCAGATTTAAACAAATTTGGTGGAAGATTTAAGTACAGCAAAGCAATTAGAATTATAGATTCTACTAATAAGGCTATTACATCAAACATTACCAAAGTTAAGATAAGACGTAATGTTGGCGTAATCTTAAATCAACCAACTCAATATAAAGTCTGCTTTGAAAATAGATTCAGTGCCCTTTCTGCAGGATATAATATTAGATCAACTGGATTCTATATCAAAGATGTAAATAAGGTAGTTTATATTACAGATATTCCAAATAGTGACATGAAAACTGGTAATTTATACTTGTTCTCTACTGATGGAAAGACTGTAACCACAGAATCTAAAAAGGTAGGAACAGTCAATTATATCACTGGTGAATTAGATATAGATAATATAAATGTAACCTCAACTTTGAGACCAAATAACATCATTGAAATTGAAGCTACTCCATATTCTAATGATATTATTGCCAAGAAAACAATTTATCTAAAACTAGATGTTGGTGCAAGTAATTTCTCACCAGTTAAAGACATTATTTCTTCTGGAGAAAATGCATCTGGAAGTAGGTTTGATCCAGAATCAAGTTATTCAACTGATAAAAAAGTAAGAAGCTAATAAAATGAATCAAGAAAAGAAAGTAGTCAAGATTAGTGACGTAATTGAAAATCAAATTCCAGAGTTTTTATTAGCAGAAAATCCAAACTTTGTAGAATTTTTAAAGCAATATTATATTTCACAAGAATTTCAGGGGTCTTCCACTGATCTTGCAGAAAACCTTGTTTCATATAAAAATATTGATGCTTTTAATGCAGACAATTTAATTAAAGATACTACACTGACTGTAAATGTAGAATTTTTCGATGATGTTATTAATGTAGAATCTACTAAAGGTTGGCCAAGAGAATATGGTCTTCTAAAAATTGATAATGAAATAATTACATATACTGGTATTACTACAAACACATTCACTGGATGTATAAGAGGATTCAGTGGTATAGAATCACTGACAACCCCC